TGATGGTGAAAGAATTATGAAAGGCCTTGGTGCAATATTCTCAGGTGTTGGTGGATTCTTTGCTAATATCTTATCTTTACCAATTGATTTAGCAGTTAACTTTATCAAAGACTTATTTGGATTTGGTAATCCTGATAAACCATTTAGTTTAAAGACTTGGTTATTTGGTGGTGATGGTGAAAAAGGTTTGATTGGTAGAATATGGGATAGCATCAAAAGTGTATTTACATTACCTGAAGGTGGTTTTATTAGTGGATTTGTAGATAAGATTATTAACATTGGTAGAGTTATTAAGGCAATTGGAGTTGCAGGTTTAGCGGCTGCTGGTGCATTGCTACCTGGCGGTGAAGGTCCTGGTGAAGCATTTAAAAGAAAGTTTGATGAAGTAATGAATGGTGGTGTTGGTGATGCAACAACAAATAATTTAACAACTGATAATTCTTCAGGTGATATGTCAACGACTACAAATAATACTAAAACTATGACCGAGGGTAGTACGACACAAGGCGGTAATGTTACATTTATTGATAACTCAACTAAACAAAATAACGCAAGTAATCAATCTAGCACAACTCATCAAACATTGAGTTTAGATACAAGCGTTGATAGACAGTATGAAAGAGATGCTTGGGCTTTTGCTGGTCCTTAGTATTGACCTAATTCTTTTTCTGTAATTATTTTAAACTTCATACCATTGTCTTCACAGTATTCTTTAGCTGCTGACCATTTGGCCTGATTTTTAACATACTCATAACTTTCACGCATATATGATTTAGTTTTCTTTTTAGGAGTTTTAGGTTTGCCGACTTGGCGACTAGGTTTAATTTCAATCATAAACTTTTCATTGTTAACAGTTTTAACTATGAAATCAGGAAAGTACCTGTGCCATTTCTTATCTAAGGGAGAGTAGTAACGAACTGGTAATTCTTCACTTGCCCAAAACAATATATCAGGATTGAGGTCGCAATAACGCATAAACCGTCTTTCTAATAATGAACGATAGACTATCTGTTTTGTGTTGCCAACATACTTCTTAGGGTTGGTAGGATTGAATAAACCTTTATAACTCTTTCTCATTATATCACCTATAAACTATATAAATATTACCATATTACAAAGGTATTTATTACAGATGTTAAAACGAGCTGCAAGTCATTTAAAATCATTAGCAACACCATTCTTGTCAGATATAACTGGTCAAGTTAATAATCTTATAGGTAATGGTTCTGCCGTATCAGGTTCACAAGCAAAAGTGGCTGCTCAATTACTTAAAAAGTCACCATTTGAGAAACTTGATAGTCCTATGGAAGCTATTAAGCGTGACCCTTTAGGATTTTCACAAGTACAATATCCACTAGACCTTACATCAACTGATTTAGGCCATTATATTCTATTTTATACATTAGCAAATGAGTATGAAGGTGGCCTAGGCAATAAGGCATCAAAAGACTTAGATGTGGCTGCTAGAGTAGGTCTTGCACAATACAATACAGATTTTGGTCAACCAACTATTAAGAATTTAAGACAAAGTAATACACCTGAAGTTAAATTAGACAATTCAGTATTATCAAAATTTCCAACACACACTAGAGTAACAAGTGCTATTGCATTGTATATGCCTCCAGGAGTTAAAGTATCATATCAAAATAGTTATGAAGCAGAAGCAACAGAAATGTTTGGTACAATAGGTAAATCACTAGGCGAGGCAAAAACAGCAACTAGTATAGGTGACCAATTAAAAGCAATTGCTAAAGGTGCTGGTGTAGGTCTTGCACAATATGGTAAAGATGTAATTGGTGAGGCTGCGTCAGCTTTAGGTGCAGGTGACCCTTTTAAATTAATTGCCAAAGCAGCTGGTGTAGCAGTCAATCCACAACAAGAACAGTTTTATGTTGGACCACAATTTAGAGGATTTTCATATACATTTGATTTTTGGCCTAGAAGTCAAACAGAACTAGAGGCAGTAAACAACATCATTTTCTTATTTAAATATCATTCACACCCTAGTTTAGAACAAGCGAATTCATTAGGTCGTATGTTCTTTGTACCTAGTGAATTTGAAATTCATTATTTACATAGAGGTAAACAAAATGAATATATGAACAAAATATCTAAATGCGTATGTACTGGTGTTGATGTAGATTATGGACCAGAAGGTGAATTTAAAACATTTGTGGCAGACCAAAGAGGTGCGCCACCTGTACACTACAAAATGACAGTTAACTTCACTGAACTAGAATTAATGACCAAACAAAAAATATACGAAGGATATTAATAGATGGCATTCTTTTCAAATTTTCCAAAAGTATTGTATGACATCAAAGGTGATGGTACTACCAAAATATTACCTGATATATTTCGTAGAATTAAAATTAGAAGTAAAGTCAAAGACGCTTATGTACTCTTAGACAAATATGATGTAGAACCAGGCGAAAGTCCTGAAACAGTTGCATTTAAGGTATATGGTTCTACCGATTACTGGTGGGTAGTTTGTTTGACAAATAATATAGTAAACAGATATTACGACTGGCCTATGGCGTATCAACAGTTTGAGGATTTTGTTAAAAGTAAATACGCAAATCCAGATGCTATACATCATTATGAAAAATTACAGGCAAGTGGTCATACAACACCAGAGGGACCAGCAGACTTTGACCATTATGTAGAAGTTAATAGTGACGACCCTCAGGCGCAGTCAGTATCAAACTATGAGTATGAACAAAGACTACAAGATAAAAAGAGGCAAATTGAGATATTAAATCCATCATATTTGCCTATGTTTCTAAATGAGTTTAGAAAGTTGATTAGAAGATAATGATATGGCAGATTTCACAAAAAGTAACATAGAACAAGCTGGTGACTATTCGCTTGATATAGTTGAAATTATATCATACCGAAGACACGGAGGTGAGTCCACACCATATAAAATGGATATTAGACCTATTACCCTCAATGTCGAGTTAACTGAGGATATTCTAACAAATACACTGGTTGGCGCAATAACTGTATATGATACACAAGATGTTCGTACAATGTTGCCAATCACAGGTTTAGAAAAGTTAAATTTAAGATTTAGTACGCCAGGTATAAATGGTGTTAACGCAGTAGAAGAAGAAGGTCACCCTTTTCAGATATACAAGATAGATGAGGTGCGTGTTGACATTAATAATCCTAGAGGTCAGTTATATAAAATCTATTTCTGCTCGCAAGAAATGTACTATAGCAGTTTTAATAGAATAAGTCAAGCGTTTTCTGGACCTATTGAAGACGCAGTTGAGAAGATTTTTAGACAGAAAGATTATTTAAACAGTAAGAAACAACTGTATTTTGAACCGACTAGAACAAATACAAAAATAGTCATACCTAATTTGCGACCATTGAACGCAATTAATATGTTATGTGACTATGCACAGGCAGCCAATTACAAAAATGCAGGTTATTTGTTCTATGAAACACCGGATGGTTTCTTCTTTAGAAGTATAGAAAGTATGTTAGCACTAGGTGGTGCAAAGGCAAGACCGTCTAAATGGAAGTTTTTCTATCAAGTCAGTAATGTAAGAAGTGGTGATACAAGAGATGTAATGGACGATATGCGTAATGTGATTAAATACGACTTTGTACGACCTGTTGATACATTAAAACAATTGCGTGACGGTGCGTATGGTAATAGAATGATTAGGCATGATGCCTTTAACAAGACATTTATTACTACTGATTTTGATTACGCTAATAGTTTTGGTGATTTCTTTCATACTGAACATTCAGACGGTGATAAGGCAAACGATAAGTTTACTGTACCTTTTGCGTACTATGATGACACAAGAAAAGATATATCACAAAACGCAATGGCCAAATTGATGGTTGAGACCAATACCTCTAAACTACACAATGATTATGAATTGCCATTAGCGAGTGAAACCACACAATTACAGATACCACAGTTATCACAGATGAAAGGTACAAATTTAAGACTATTAGTATTCGGTAATAGTCTATTAAAGGCAGGTGATGTAATTACATTTGACTTGCCATTGATGCGACCATTAGGCAAAGATAGACAAGAATCCAACCCATATTGGGGTGGACGATATATGATAACCGCCATTAAGCATGTCATTAACATTAAAGCACAACGATACGAAATGGTACTCAACTGTATGAAAGATGCAGTACGAACACCTTATCCTGTCGAAAAAGATACCAATACGATTAATACACCAACACAAGGGGTATCAAACATATACACCGAGGATAGTAATATACTCAGTGGTGACATATTAGAGAGGTTATAAGAGTATGATTATAGAGATTTCCGAGATTTTTCCGACAGTCGTTATTATTCTGGCCTTTATTGCTTTAATCTTAGTTAGACGCAGAATACGAAGAAAGATAAAGATAGAGGTAAAGAAAGATGATTAAGGCCTGGTTAATCGCCGTTGTAATGACTAATCAAGTAGATGTTTATGTATTTGAAAAACCGTCATTTGATACAGCACCACAATGTATAGAATGGGTGAATATTAATCCACAAGCTTGGGTACCACCTGTAATGGAGGCCTTTCCCAATGGGTCAATAGATATGGTCTATTGTATAAAGAAAGAGAAATTAGAAGAAGTATTACCAGAATTTAGAAAACAAGAAGAACAAGAGAAAGGTGAATATATAAAGGCATGATTGAAAGAATAATGACTAAGTATTATCAAATCAAGTACGCTTATTTCTTTAAAGGAAAGAGAGCGGCCATACGAGAAGTGATAGGAAACTAATATGTTTGGAGAAGTAATGATAATGGCAGCTCAATACGAGAATACGCAGTATAAAAAGCAACCAGGACAAGGGTTACCAAACGAGAAGAAGAGCAAAAAGAGTGTGCGTACAAATCTTTTAAATAGGTTAAAAATGCGTATGCTGAGTGCTTTAAAAGGCGAGCAATATCGGTAAAAAACAATGGCCATAGATAAAAATTTTTTAGGTAAAAACGACTTTATTTGGTTTAACGGTGTCGTAGAGGACAGAAATGACCCTCAGAAAGCAGGCCGTTTACGAGTAAGATGCTTAGGTTACCACACTGATAATAAACAAATTCTACCTACGAGTGATTTGCCGTGGGCGAGTGTTGTTCTACCGGTTACTTCTCCGGGAATTAGCGGATTAGGTGGCCATTCTTTTCTGGTGGAGGGAAGCTGGGTTTTTGGTTATTTTAGAGATGGCGAAGATTGTCAGGAACCGATTATCCTAGGTTCTTTACCTGGCCGGCCAATTGAATATGGTAAACCTACTGGTGGTTTTTATGATCCTAACGCCAGAGAAAATGATACGGAGAAGTCGATTTATCCTAGAGAAATTAACGAACCGGATGCAAATCGTCTGGCCGTTAACAATCCTGAAAAAGTCGCTTCCTCATTAAGCGCTAGGAGAGAAGCTCGTAGGATAGTGCTTGCCACAGCAGACTTTGATTCCATAACAGACGCTTCTGGTGGAAGTGTTTCTGCCTCAGACGGCACTACATGGAACGAACCTGAGATTTCTTATATGGCCGTTTATCCATATAATCATGTATGGGAAAGCGAAAGTGGCCATATCGTTGAATATGACGATAGTTACACCATAGACGACAATGGAGAGCGTACCAACCACTACCGTGTACATATGCGACATACCACAGGCACATCTATGGAATGGCTACCTAATGGTGACCATGTCGCATTGAATAAGGCCAACCATTATAACATAACACAAGGCAATTGGCAACAGCAAGTAGATGGATATAAAGACTTAACCATAGATGGCCATTACAAACTAAAGATTAATAGTGATGGTGCGGCCAATAACCACTATGATATACAAGTAGGACCTAATGCGAATATCAATATACAAGTAGATACAGGCCAGATAAATGTAGTGACCAAACAAGGTGATATTAATGTGAAGAGTGGTGGTAATTACAATGTAGATGTAGGTGGTAACTATACAATGAAGGTGGCCGGCAATAGAGCCATTACTGTGAATGGTACAACGAATGATACCACACAAGGTGCAGTACAACATAGAGGCAGTACAATAGACTTAAACTAGGAGGAGGCCACCAGAAAAAGCGCTTTTGTGGACTGGTTAAAAAGTTTAATCTATAAATGCAATAACAATCATTAGCTATATGTCCATACTCTTTTTTGCTTGGCCAGACCTAAAGTCTTTTTTTA